GGTGACGGCTGGTCCGAGAAGTTGGGCCGCCGAACCGTTCTGTTCCTCGCGTTGGCCGTGCTGTAGGGCGAGCCGTTGGCGGAGATTTCGAACTCGACGCGGTCAACGTGGTTCGTTGCCTCCGCCTTGACGCTCAAGTCATGCACGAACCCCGGCGTCGTGCGCCGGATGCCGCTGCGGCAGATCCAGTCCGCGAGGATAGGCATGGACTACGCCCCCGATATCGTGATGGACCAGCTGGTGATGGTCGTCGCCTGCCCGTTCACGATGTTCGTGTTGACGAGCGTGAGGTCGCCGCCGCCACCCGTCACCGTGATGGTTCCTTGGTCGTGGCACGTCGTGCTTGCCTTGATGCGAAAGTGGCCGGCAGTCGTGCCAGAGCCAGCACCAGCGCCGCCCGTGATCGTCCAAGTGCCAGCGAGCGCCTTGGAGCCGCCAGACGCATTGCCCAGCCAGTCGCTGGGCAACGTGCCCGTCGCCAGCAGCGTGCCCGTGTCGGCAGCCGCGCAGTTGGCGGGCGGTGAGCCGCTGCGGATCTCGAACGTCGGAGCCGTGCCGATGGTCGACTCGTAGGCGTTGGCCAGAGCGTTGCGGACGGTGTCGCTGAACTGTCGTGCCATGGTTCGTTCCTCGGGTTACGCCGAAAGCACCTTGAACAGCAGCGCCGACAGCCAGCCCGCGAGCTGGTTCGCCATGACGTTGCGGACGTTCTCGGACAGGTTGAGCGCGGTGGCCGTGACCACCTTCAGTTCCTCGGCCACGTCCTCGCCGGCAGCCGCACGCGCCTGCAACTGGGCGAAGTCGACGGTGACGCGGGACACGAGGGCGATCTGCGCCGGGTCCGTGAGGCCGGCGTCGCGCTTGATCGTGTCCAGCACGCTGCGAATGTCGGTCACTTGCCACCCCCCGCACTCGCGCCAGCCGGCTTGATCGCGCCGACTCGGACGCCCCATGCGTGCAGCATGTCGAGCCGCCGCTGGACCTGCTCGGGCGACAGGCTCGGGTCGTTCTGCACGTAGGCGGCGTGGGCGGGGGCGATCGCGTCGTAGGTCGCGCGTTCGGCCGGCGTGGTGGTGCATGCGGTGAAGCACAGGAGCAAAAGGGCGAAACGGCTCATCGGGTGGTGACCTGCTTGTTGACGGTATGTTGCTGCTGGTAGAGCTGGATCTCGTCCAAGGTCTCGTCAATCTTGTCGAGACGCCGCTCGTGCGCGTTCAGCGCATCCTTGATGCCGTCGAGCTTCGACAGCACGCCAGCGGAGAACTGGGTGGCAAGCGCCATGAACTGACGCCAGCCGATCCACAGGAACACGCACAGCACGGCCCAACCGCCCATGCGTTCGATCAGCTGCCCAACATCGGAGAGTGTCCAGTTCATGGTTTGTGCTTAGACGACGTAAGCGTCGAACGTGACGTGCGCCCAGATCACCTGGGAACCAGTGGCAGTGCCCACGATGAACTTGGCCACGGTGGCCACGAACTCGCCGGGGTAGACGGGGATGGGCGCGGCGAAGGGCATGTACAGGTCGTCATTCGTCGGCATCGAGCCAACGGCCGAACCCACGGGCCACGTTTGGAATCCAAGCGGGATGCGACGCGGTGCCTTCGTGCCGCTCGCCGTGGCTTCGGCCGTCGCCATCGACACAGCCGTGTGCCCGTAGGCAAGCGACCAAGCGAGCGTTGTCGCCGTCGTTGCCACAGCCGCTCCGAGGTTGGCCGCGCTGATCTTGACGCCGCGAATCATGATCGTGCGGCCAGTGATGGCAGCCGTGCCGGCGGGGTTCTGGTACGAGGTGACGATGCCGTCCGTGACAGCCGTGGCCGCAGCGTTGAACCGTGCTTGCCCGCCGAACCCCGTCACCAGCGCCGCCGTGTTGGACAGCGCAGCCGCAGCCGTGGGGTCGGCGCTGTTCGCATAGCTCGCCGTCGTGCCCATTGTGCCGCCCGACTGGCCCTGCGATGCGTGCTGCCCAGCCCCCGTCATCGCGTCCACCGGGTCAACGGTGTGCTGCACGTCGGCTTGGTCGATGGCCACGAACGCCACGCGCAGCTGCTGGGCCAGCCCCGTCACGCCCGTGTTGTAGGTGCGGAACGTGATCGGCAGCGCACCGGCACCCACTGGGCCAACGCCAGCCACGTCGGCGAAGCGCGCGACGAGGATGTCATCAATCCAGAAGTTGGCACCGCTGAGGTGCAGGTCGATGGCGAAGTTCCGCGTGGTGGCAGCGCCGATGCGCGTGCCGAAGTTGAGCGCCACCGACTGCGACTCGCTGCCGTTGACGTTCAGGACGCAGCGCAGTTCGCCGGCAGCGTTCAGGCGGAAGAACGCGCCATCCGTCGGGGCCGCCGTGCCCGTGGCCAGCATCAGCCCCCATTCGGTCACGTTGCTGGTCTGCGGATTGTTCGTGATCTGCGCCCGGCACCGGAACGACACGCCGCCCGAACCGCGCGTCGGGAACATGCGGTAGGACGTGACGCGGGCCACTGCGGCGTTGGCCGTGCTGTTGCCGCTGTTGAGCGTCAGGTAGCCGCTGCCCTGCACAATCGTCATCGTCGTGACGGGCGACGTGTAGAGCGCCGAGTTGATCGCCGCCGAGTTGAACCACTCGCTGTGCAGGATCTGGTCGATGCCGACGCGGACGCGGTAGTCCTCGGTGGCCTCGGGGGACTTGATGTTGCGCGAGCCCGTCACGTCGCCTGCGTCCAGCTCGACGAGGATGGCGGCATGCCCTGCGCGCGAGTCCTCCAGCGGCAGGTTGACGAGGAGGTTGTTCTGCGCGTCGACTTCCGCCGTGTTGGTGCTCGGTCCCTGGATCAGCGTCACAGTAGCTCCCTCACTTCGTAGGCGATCGCGCGCAGGCCCATCACGAGCCAGGGGCACGACCAGTAGACAACCGCCTTCTCCGTTTCGGTCACGATGCCGGCATACGTCACCGGGTCGGCCGATGCCCTGTCGCCTGCGTCGCCGTTGGTCAGCGTGCGAGGAAGCTCGCTCACGATGACCATGCTGCCGACGGTCGCCGGGGTAAGAAGCGTTACTTCGAACGAGCCTCCGGTGGATGGAGTCGATCCAAGGTCGACTTCCAGCCAGTAGACTCCGCCGCCTCCACCGCCACCGCCGATGACGGCGCCGATGTCGTCAAGCGTCGCCGACAGGATCTTGCCGCCATCGAGCACCGCAACCGTGCTTGAGCCCGACAGCGTGCCCGACGTGTTACCCGCAGGATCGACGACACCCGGCGACAGGTTGTCCCGCACCAGCGACGCCGTTTTCTGCGCCTGCTGGATCGCCACGCGCCGCTCACCGGCACGCTCCCGCGTCGGGTTGCCAGATGGCCCGGAACTCCTCACGACGCACCCCGGCAGCAGTCGCACGCCCACAGACGGACGCCGAGCCGATGCATGCAGTCCAGCCACGCGAAGAGGCCGCACAGTTCGCAGCCGTTGGCGATCATCACTGCACCTTCATCGCGACGACGCCACCAGCAGCGAAAGCGGCCGACACGCTGGCGATCGGGATGATGGTGCCGATGACGGCGTTGCCCACCGCGACCGTGCCACCGCCCGGCATCGTCAGCGTCAGGCCGCTGCTGCACGTCGCCGTGATGTAGAGCGCGTCCGCCGCGCCGATGCTGTAGGCGACGCTGGTCGTGGCGGCGACGGCTTGCGCGTAACTGGTGAACGTGGGGAGCGATGCCATGTTGTGTCCTCAGACTGTCGAGTAGCCGGTAAGTGCGTCCAACGCCGAGCCCGTGCCCATGGGCGTCTGGCCAAGATCCTTCGCCGTAGCGGCCTGCTGCTGCGCCATGGCCAACTCGGCCTGCTGCGCTTGTGCCGCCGCCCGTGCATCCCGCAGCGCCTGCACTTGATCCTTGGACATGACAGCCTTCGCCGGCACGCCCAAGTTCGATGCGGAGTCGCGCAAGATCCAGTCGGTGTCGACGCCGTCCCAAATGCTCGGGTCGGCCTTCGCTTGCGCCATGCCGCCGATCAGCATGAGCCAGCGTTCCACTGCGTTGACGCTCACCGCCTTCTGGGCTTGGTAGAGCACCGACAGGAACTCTGGCGTGAAGTCGCGGCCTTGCAGCAGCTCCGGCGGCGGCGGCAGGGCACCGCCTTCCTGTAGGTAGTAGTAGATCAGCTCCAGCAGCGGCACCAACAGCTCGTCGTGCAAGTTCTGCATGACGGGGCCGAGCATGAGCATTTTCTCTTCGACACGCTGGGCAACTTCGGTTGCCGTCATCTTCGTGTCGACGCCAGCCATCGCCAGCATCTGGAACAGGTCCAGGAAGAGCGTCTGCTGGATCTGCAAGCGCACGTCGGCCATCGACGCACGCAGCCAGCTCGGGTCACTCGGTTGCTCGATGAGCCGGCGCACGCCACCGCTCGGCGTCGTCTGGTCGTAGTAGGTGATGCCGTTGGGCGACGTGTCCACGTCGTCGTTCTTGAGCGCGGTCGGCACCTGGACGGGCGGTTCCGCCTCACGCGCGATCGCCTTGCCCTCCGACAGCGTCTGCAACTGCAACTGGCGCACGAACGGCAGCGCATCCATGCACGGGGAGCGGCCGTAGATGTCCTCGCCCTCGCGACGCCAGCGCGGTGCCAGCACGGGGAAGTGGCGAAACCCGCCTTCCTCCAGCAAGCCGTCGCTCTCGCGCTGGTTGGTGCCGAACTCGTAGTAGTACGAGCCGTAAGGCATGTCCTTCGCCAGCGGGCTGTTGATGTTGCGGCGCGGCCGTTCCTCGATGGCATGCACCACCTTCCACCAGCCATCCCACTCGCGGCGCTTGTAGGCGTCGCGCACCTGACGGCTGCAACGATCGCCCCACCGCTCGTACATCTGCGCCGTGGTAAGCCACACTTCCCGGTAGCAGGCGTTCACCTTCCCCTTGCTGTCCTGGCCAAGCCAGTAGGAGCCGGTGACCAGCGGGTGGAGGTGAATGACGTTGTCGTAGTCCGGGAGGGCAAGCGCGGCCCCGGTGCCGAACACGACGAGTTCCCGGTAGATGTGCGGCAGCACCCGGTACGTGTTCGACTTCTGCAACGCGCGCCGCTGAATCGCGGTCACCTCGTCCAGGTAGCGTTGAACGTCCGAGTCCTCCAACGCCTCCTGATCGTCCAGCGTGTTCCGGTGCCACTGTCGCGCCGGGCTGGTCGTGTTCGACATGATGCCGGCCACGCAGCGGTGCATGGCCAGCTGCGCCGAGGCGTCGTAAACGTGCTGCTGCCGCGTCTCGCCGCTCTTGCTCTGCGGGCTCGTGTCGTCGTTGATCCGCGCCCCGCACGGGAACTGTTCCTCCAGCTCCACCCAGTGCGACTCGTGCGACGTGCGGTTCGCCTTGAGGCCAGCCAAGCGGCGGTCCAGGCGATCCCGCGTCGTCATGCCTTCCAGCGCGGCGGCGACCATCAGCCCCCCAGCGCCGAGCTACGGCCCAGCTTGAGGCGCCCCAGTGCCACGCCAGCGGGACCGGAGAGCATCGAGGAGATGCCCATGCCGCGTTCACCAGCGAGAAGGGCGGACACGTCGGCGGGACGGCGCGCTGCCTTCCGTTGCGCCTCGGCAGCTTGGCGTTCCTGGCGCATCGCAGCATCTTCGGCGAACTGCTGCGCCTCGGCTTGCTGCCGCTGCCCGCGCTTCTGCGCACGCTGCCCACGCTCCCCTTGCACCACGCCGTAAACTAGCCCGGCCGCCGCAATCGCCGCTTGAACGTAGCCCATCAGGTCAACGCCTCCTCGTACGTGTGCTCGACCAGCCGAACCGCCCCGCGATTGGCGAGACGGGCCAGCAGCCGGTCAAACTGTGTGTCATGGCCCGCGCCCCACAGAAGCACTTCGGCCCCCTCCGCCCGCGCCGCATCCGCAAGGCACGCGCGCAGCTGCCGCCACAGGCCGAACGACCGCGCGACGGGATGCACGTAGCACCATGTGACCACGCACAACTGGCGACGATCGTGGGGCGACACAGCCAGCGTGCCGACCGCGTAGCCCACTAGGCGGAGGTCATCCCACACGGCCAGGGAGAACGCACCGCCAGCGACTTCCGCCGCTTCCATCGCGTGCCAGTCCGGGTTCGCATGATCGAGCCCGAAGACCTCGGCGTAGTGCGCCCTAGTCAGCCCATGCTCGTTGGCCCGGATCTGCGCGATGCTGCTGCGGCGGATGGAATACGGCGGCACCGTAGCAGGCTAGCAGTTGCGGTGCGCCGTAGCAAGCGGGAGCGTCTAGGGCTTCTTTGACCGCAGCTGCTCGTAAAGGTCGGCGGCCTTCGTGTGGCCGAGGTCAATCGTCGTCGCCACCTGCGGTTGCGCCTGCGTCGCCGACAGGCAAGCCAGAGCCAGCGACACGAGGTCCGCAGGCGTCACCGTCTGCCGCTTGCCGTCAACTTCCACGAACTCCGGGCCGATGGTGATGCGCATTGCCGAATCCTACCGGCAGCGGGGCGGGCGTCAACGCTTGGCGGGGCGGAACGGGTTGAAGCCGTCGCGCGACTTCCTCTGCGGACGTAGCGGCAGGTCGTCGAAGGTCACCTTGGTTACCGGAGCCGCGAACGTCAGGGCGAGAGCGTCGGCGATGTCCGGCGATGCTCCGCCCTTCAACCGCGCCTTGATGTCGTCCTTCGATTCCAGCACCTTACGGCCAGCCGAATCAAACCAGTAGGTCGGCGTTGCCAGCTCGGTCTTGAGGTGCGTGTCGTTCGGGATCGCGCCGCCGCCCCGTAGCCACGTCGCCATCTCGCACCACATCTCGCTTCGCCGCTTGTCGAACAGGTGGGACGCCAGCGCCTTGCCGCCGAACGGCACCTCGATGATGCGGCCGTGGCCCAGCTGGCGAAGGCGGTCGATGACACCAGAGCCCGCCCCGGCATCGACGAACACGGCGTCGGGACTGTGCGCAACCATCTGGCTGGCCACGATGTCGGCCAGCTTCATGTTGTCGATGCCACGGTTAACCAGCGGCGGGAAGGCCACAAGGCCGCGACGCATGATGATGACGGAGCGGTCATCGCCGAAGCGCGCGGGGTCGACGCCAAGCACCGTGGCCGCATGGGCAACGTCGCGTTCCGTGTAGCTGCGGCGGGCGGCGTCCTCGACTTCCTGGAGGCTGAGCAGCTGGTCGACGCCACCGGCCGAGAAATCGCACAAGTACTCGCGTGCGAACGACCCCTCGGGCATGTCCGCGCGAAGGCGAGCGACTTCGGCCGGGTCAATCGCCTCCGTGTCGTCGACCGTGTAGCGAGCGGCGTTCCAGTCCGCTTTGCCCGATGCGCCGAAGTACAGCTCCGAGAACAGGTTGATCCCGTTCGGCGTGCCGATGAACATCGCCCAGCCGAGGCGGTCAGACAGCGCCGGTTGCAGGATGTCGGTCCACACCTCGGGCTTGATTTGCGCGACTTCGTCGATGACGACCCCGTCCAGGCGCACGCCACGCAGCGCATCGGGGTTGTCGGCGCCCCACAGCCGAATCACGGCGCCGTTATGGGCGAAGACGATGGCGAGGTCCGCTTCCCGAATGTCGACGGCCGAGCGGCGGCGCAGCGGCTCAACCTTCGCCTTCAACCGTGCCCATGCGATGCCGCGAGCTTGGCTTAGGAACGGCGCAAGGTACGCGAACAGCGGCAGCGGGTGGCTGCACTTCAGCGCCTTGTCGACCAGCTCCGCCAACGCCATCTCGGTTTTCCCCGCGCGCCTGTGAATCGCATAGACGGAAAACCTACGCCGCTTGCGGTGACACTCCGCTTGCCACTTGCGCGGCCGGTAGTCGATCACGATTCGGTCGACCGTCACGCGCTACTCAGCGTTACCGGTAACGTCGGGGACGCCCGTAACGACCTGTAACGTCACGCCGCCGCTGTGCTCAACCTGCGCGCGGTCCCGGTACACAGCCAGCAAGCGCGCAGCCAGCCAACGGTAGTTCTCCGTCAGTGTGCGCTTGTCCGTTGCCTCAACCGAGTCTTTCGAGGCGGTGCGGCAAACCGCAACCAGTTCGTCGACAAGGCCGTGAGTCGCAGCCTCAGTTGCGCGCGCGAGTTCGTCTCGAAACGGCTGATTCTCCGTCGTCCATCGCCAAACCGTGCGCCGATTCGGCATTCCAGGCGTCTTGCAGATGTCCGTGAGGCGTTCGCCTTCCGCGATGCGTTCGCAGATGTTGGCGGCGAGTTCTTCGGAGAACAGCGAAGGCCTTCCCATGGGATCACCCTGCGAAGCTGGCGCGGTTGTGTTCGGATGGTGCTTCTTTGCCAGCCATAAGCATGGTGTCAAGTGGAGCGTTCTTGCGGTCCGGCGTCAAGTGGTTCGGTGCTATCGTTCGATTGTCTCACGATTGTAACGGGTAGAAACTTCGAAAGGCTCCCTAACTACCCTCTGCTTTCTACGGGATGAGCGTGAGTACGTACGCTTCACCGTTCAGCGCATCCGCAGCAGAGAAGAAGCATGGGGAGACTTTCAGTCCCCCCATCACCCCCCTCGACCCGTTCGCTTCGCTCAGGGGCTTTTGATTCGCCTTGCGGCGCCAGAGCGTGAATCCGCAGAATGCTCCGGTGCAAGTTGCCGCAGTACTGACGCGAGCCGCGCAAGATTTTTCGCGTCGTAACGCTTGCGGAGACGGCCGCTTGCAACTTCCCGATGCGGATTCGTAGGCGCAACGGTTGACATTCGGGGCGAGTTGGCCGATACTAGGGGCATGGCAACCAACGCTTCCCCCGTCTCTCAGATCCGCACCGCCCCCGCTTGCATGATCCGCACGCGGTTCCTTGGGTGCACCAACTACAAGCCGTCGCGCATCGTCGCCGAGTTTCTGGCGGACAAGAAGTCGCGCGTGGTCGTCTCCTACGAGCACCAGTACAGCGGCAGTGAGGCGCACGTCGTCGCCGTGCTGCGCTTGATTGAGAAGGCCAACGCCGAGCGCGACGCAATGCAGTGGCCGCGCATCGACGCCCGCTCGCTGCTGTCGTGCGGCGAGGATGGCGGCGGCTACGTGTGGTGCGTGGTGGAGTCGAAGGAGGTGGGCAAGTGAGCACCTCCCACGTCACGCACTTCGTCAACCCGTTCCTTGCCGGCGTCGTGCGCCCCATGTGTGGCGGCGGAGGAACGCGCAACGGTTGGCCCGTCTGGAAGTCGATGAGCCGCACCAAGAACGTCGCGAACGTCACTTGCCAAAAGTGCCTTGCGCGCATCGCCAAGATGGACCCCGCGAAACTCGCCAAGGCGCAGGAGGTGCGCTCGTGAACCATCCCTCCGGCACCTTCTACATCGCCCCCGCTGGCGATCCGCGCAACGAGTACGCAGCGGGCTACGATGGCAACGTGTTCGCCACGCGCGCCGAGGCTGAAGAGGCCACCGTTCGGATCCGCGAGTGTGGCGAGGACTTCGCGCGGTGCGAATGGACGGTGGAGGTGCGCTCGTGACCGCCCCCAACCTTTCATCCTTCATGGCCACCGTTGCAGCTAAGCGAGCCGATCGCGTGGCCGAGCTGGAATCTGCGCTCGACAACGGCCGCAAGGTGCTCCAGCTTGGTAGCGTCTGGCCCGAATGCAGCCCGTTCCATGCGGACGTTGGCAACGCATACCTCGCCGCACACATCGAGTCGCGGGAGCACGGTTTCGGATTCGCTGCCGAGATCCTAACACCGTTGCAGCTGTGGCATCGTGGCTACGTGCGCAATGCCGACGGCTGGCGCATGGGGCCGCCGCGAGTCGAGGCCGAAGTCGAGCGCGACCGAGATCCGTCGCCGTTCTACAGCTTGCGAGGTGACTCGTGACCGCCCCCGCCCCCGAGCTGTCGTTCTTGGAGATCCTTACCGCGCCCCCTACGCGCCGTCGCTACGCCATCCGTTGCCGCGATTGTCTCACGGTGGCGTTCGCCGAACTGGACGCCAACGAGGCCGCAGTGGCGCACGAATGCAGCGCGTGCGCTGGCCGTATCGAGATCATGGGCGAGGTTTTTGGTGCGCTGATCGGACGCCGGGAGTACTGCTCGGCGTGCGACGATCGTTGCACTAACGCCAAGGGGCCGAACTGCGATTGCCCTTGCGGTGGCAAGAACCACGGTAGCGGTGCCGTCGTCGAGGTGAAGCGCATAACTGGCAAGGCTCCGGTTGCAACGATGCGCGCCAAGGTTGCGTGCCTCAAGGCCGCAGAGGAATGGCGTGCGATGGTCCGGCAGTACGACGCCAAGGTTGCGACGGCCGGGCCGTGGGTGCGATCGACAGCAAGGCGGATGCGCCTGGACGCCGCAAGCAAGCGCACGCACGCGGCCCGTCTGCGGATCATGCGCGAATGCCTGGACTGGCTAGCCAGCAAGTAACCCGCCCCGGCGAGCGCATCGCCGACATTCCCGCGCCGCCCGGTTCCGGCGGCAGCATGTAACCCGAGTCTGATACCATGTCCAGATCTTACGCATCGTTCTGCGCCGAACAGCGGCGCCGGTTCCACCCCAAGGCGCACGGTCGCGCAGACTACGAGGCACGTATCGCCTACCATGAGCGGCGAGCCCGCGCCCTGCTGGCAGACGCAAGGCGCTATCTAGAAGCGGCTGGCGATGTCATCGGCTGGCATCTGGTCGAATGGGAGCGTTGCGAGCGTGCTGCCAAGGGACACAAGCGGCAGGCGATCTACTTGATGCAAGCGGGCAACCGTGGCACGCGGTGGACCGACAGCACACCGGAACGGATGCTGGCCCAGTGAAACCCCTACCCCCCCGCGACGCCTGGGCCGCCGCATTCGGCCGCCGAGTCGCCGCGCGCCGTCGCCAGCTTGGCTACTCCCTATCCGACCTCGGCGAGCGCGTAGGCTCCCACCGTCAAAGCGTGTGGCGATGGGAGCACGGCGAACAGCTGCCGGACGCCTACGACCTGTTCGCGCTGTCCAAGGCGTTGCGTTGCACCGTATGGCGCTTGACGGAGGCGCCGTTGCCTCCAGTCGCGCCGCCGGTTGATCCCGTCGCCTAGTGGGCAGTTCGCCCGGCGATGCTTCCTAGCGCGTTCGCGTGGTCCATCGGCGCGGGTTCTCGGCTGGCCCTAGCCTTGGTGCCCGTCGGCTCGATCCTGCCGCATTCGGGCAGCTAGCGGCCTTAATGGCCACGCCCTAGTGGCCTTCCTGCGGTTCCTGGCGCTCCAGTTCGCCCAGCGCCTCCCGCAGCTCGGCCACGTCGACCTCGCGCAGTGGCGTATGCCAGCCGTCGACCTCGGAGCCGTCGAGGCAGCGGCGCGCGGCCCGTGCGAGGCGGAGGAACTGCGGTATGCGGCGGCGCTCCTCGATCTCGTCGAGCATGGCGGCCAACGTGTCGCGGTCGATCGTGTGCAGCCAGCTCGCGGCGTGCTCTTGCAGCATGAGCCGGAGCGCCTGGAGTCGGTCGTCGGTCAGTCGTTGCGTCGCCTCCCGCTCCCGCTTCTCGTCGATCATGTCCGCCGCCCGGTGCAGCCCAGCCGAGTAGCTCTCGTCGGCGTTGTCGGCCTCGCTGCGGATCTTGTCCCGCAGCCGCTCCAGGGCCGACGGGGCCGGGGTCGCTGCGGCCTCTCTCGCAACGTCGGCGCGCAGGTAGTTGGCGAACTCGCCGCGCCCCATGTCGCCGCTGCCGTAAATCAGGACTGACTTCGGCATCTCGTCTTGCGAGCCGTGCCAGTCGGCGCTGTGCAGCTGGAATGCCCGCCCCGTGGCGCTGTAGACCGGCTTCGCTGCGGCTGCTCGGCGCATGAGGGCGACGGCCTCCTCGATGTCGCTTGCCAGCACGCGGAAGGTTGTCGCGTGGTCTGGCAGCCTGTTGCCGGACCTCCACGATCTTGCCTTTCGGCGCCACGCCTCGATCTCCGCTTCGGTGGGCGCAACAGGCGACGCATGGTCGGCGATCGCGCGTTCGAGGGCGGCGCGGGCGTCCGCTCGCGTCTCCTCGGTGGGCGCCGACGACAGGCGAGCAAACTCGTCGATCGCGTCGCTGATGGCCTTGGGGAGCGTCATGCGTCGCCCCC